GGACTATTCCCACATTTACTGCCTTTAAGTGCATCTCGCAATTTCCTCTGGTAGGTTTCCTCGCGCTGGCGTAGTAGCTGCTCTCTTTGTTGTTGCTCCGCAGCCAAGGCTCTGTTCTTCCGGTCTTGTGCTTGCAGGGTTGAGATCAGTCCTGACTGCTGCGCCAGCGTCTTTTCCTGCTGCTTAACCTGCTCACCAGCCTTTACTGCGTTGCTGTGGAAGTAAAACGCCAGCCATGCCAGCACAATGACAATGCTCAGTAGAGCGGCACCCAATGCCGTCGATAATCGGTTCATTATTTGCCCCAGTTGCAGATCTCGCGCTCAACCTCACGGCGGTTAATCACCCCCTTCCAGACCTTGCCACCAGCTTTATTCCAACGCCTCATTTCGTCACAGGCGCCACGGCTATCACCGGCATTAAGCTTTTTCAGTAGCGTTGATGACTCGAAAGCCTTAACGCCGACGTTGTAGCTGAAGCTGATCAGCGCCGCCTTCTGGTATTCGCTGGCTGGCACCTTCACCGAGCGCTCTACCGAACGGGCGAAAGGCTGCAGGTCTTTATCCAGCAGCGCTTTGCATTCCGCTTCCGTGTACGTCTTATCGGGAATAATGTCTGGCCCGGTGTGGCCATAACAGACCGTCAGCACGCCAACAACATCGCGGTAAGACTTATATTCGACACCCTCAAGAGAAGGAATCAGTACGGCCGCAATTGCGATAGCACCACCAGTTGCCGCGCCAAGCAGCCTCTTTTTCAATATTGGAGTGATCGCCATATTAGCCCTCAGCTCTGCGCATCGCTTCGGCTACAACCTCAACTGCCGCTGGTCGCTCGCTTTCTGGCTTGGCAGATACACCGTGCAGATAGTCCTCCATGATTTTCGTGCGCCGGCGCTCCTCTACCAGGCGTTCGCGCTCTTCCTTCCGTTTGGCGTAGTACGTCTTGATCGTAAAGAAGGCGGATATCAACGCCCCTACGATAAAGACGTAATCCTGCAGCGACAGCAGCGAAAAAAGGCCGAGAAGGCTTGACCACCAGTACGGTAGGTTTGGATTGTCTGGGTGCATCTTCATGACTCCACCTCCCGGTTATCGGGCTGTGCTGTAGTAAAACGAGAAAAGCCGAGCATTAGCTCAGCTTTTGAATTATTTGCCTGTTATTTTTCCACCTCAGGCGGCGGTGGTATCTTGGAAGTTCTCACACCACCAAGAGGGTTTCTTATGTCACACATTCATAGCCGGGAATACATGGAAAGTGGTAGCGTAGTTTCCGTCCAGTGCTCACACCAAATTAACGTTTTGCTTCTGGATGACAGTAACTATTCAGCCTACAAATCAGGAAGAAGTGCACGCTATTACGGAGGTTTCTACACACGGTTCCCGGTTAGGATTGGTATTCCGCATAGCGGATATTGGAATGTTGTCTTGGCACTTCCACCAGGTCATAGAGCCAACATCCGGTATTCAATTAACGTTATCAACTAACCCGAATTGGCCTTTTGCCTGAAAGAGAGCCTCTTCAAGGGCGGCAATAATCTTCTGCTGAGTGCCGTCCTTTACGTAACCTGTCGAAGTTATACCTTCACCAGTTTGTGCGTTACGCATCCAGATAATGCCTTCCTGCGCTTCAATAATTACCTTCATCATTTTCTCCAGGAAATAGAGTTCAGCCACCAGCCGTAAACGCTGCCGGTAAGAGGGTGTGCCGTGTGTGTCGTCTGTTGGCTGGGGCTGAAATGCAAGAAGGCCCATATAAGGGGCCTGTGTAAATTACTTTGCTTTGGAAAAGCTAGGTCAATCTTGTCCGATTAAAACCGTAATGCTTGGCAGTGCATAGCCACCATTAGAACCTTCACTAACCGCCTGAATTGAGACAGACTGATTAGGTTCGATGTATGTGTTCCACGAGTTACAAGCAGTTGCTGGCATTGAGCCACCATCGAGGAAAATCGCGCCCTCTGCTTTCGCTTCGGTTACCCATGAACCATTGAATACCAACATATGTTTCGCTTTTGATTTACCGCCTGGCGCGACGGCCATCAGAAGCGGCACGCAGACGCGGCGACGGTATGATACAGGTGGAATATGGAAGGTGTAACCGTTGTCCAGATAATGAGTTTCAGCAGCTTGCATGAGCATATCTCCTTGAAAAGTAGTTGAAATCGCCATCTATTTGGCGATGTCTAGACTTTACATCGAGACTCTAACTCATGGTAATCATTGGGGTTGTGTCAGTCTTAGGACAACATTGCCGATTCCTTGTCCACTGCTGAATAGCAAAAAACCCCGCCGAAGCGAGGTTTTGAAAGTTGATAAGCTACGTCACTGCGTAACCACTCTTATCACAATAGCCAGTAAAATTCGTAACGAAAAGCGGAAATTTACGCGACAGCCGAAATTTCTGATCTGCTCGTCCAGGCGTCCATCTCAAGCGCCGCCCCGGTCATAGCCAAACAGCCCTCTATAAAGCTTTCTGCCATCATCAGCTTCTGTCTTATGTTCCCCTCTGAAACCTTCCATCTACGGGCTATCTCCGATTTTGATACCCCGTATCGGTAGTGCAGCATGATTACTCCAAGCTCTCTTTCGTCGCGTACCTTCTTCAATCTACCCACGGCACCGTCAACAATCAGGCCGTCATTATCGCAGCATGAGGGTTTATTCTTGCTTGTGTTCGGAAGAAGCCCCTTAAACCCTGCAGCGATCGGCGAGTAATCCACGCCGCTATTGTCTTTCGCCCACTGCCCCCAACGCTCTAATACCAACTGGATATCTCTCATATAATTTCCTTGATGATTATCTCGCCGGCATTTCCCCAGCGTTTGGTAACGCGGACATCCCAAACGGCACAATCTTCAGAGTAAATTGCGTCCATCAGGGCTTTTAGTAAGTTGTCTGCATCTGGCTTCTGCTGATGCGGTTTCCCGGCCATCTCAGCGCGTTTCTTCTTGCTCCAGCTATCTGGCATGGGTAAAACAAACGTCACGTGATAGCCGCTCTCAGGCAGCGAGATTCGATTCAATTTCACCTCGTCGCAGAATGCCCGGTAGCGGAGAACTGGCGGGCGCTTAGCCCACCGGTCTTTGTGTGTCATGCGTGGTTTAGGGATTGGCGTTATCAGGTACGTCTTCATGCGATAGCCCCGATGCCAATGGAGTAATCCAGGAACTGCGCCAGCAAATCGGTTTGGCTACCATGTTCCGCTTCCCACGCCGCTGGGTCGTCATGCAGTTTGCGGTGACAGGTGCGGCACAGCGGGATTGTCAGGTAGTCACTGGGCTTGGTTCCCATTCCGCCCAATCCGTGGCCGATGATGTGGTGAGGGTCATCAGCGCGGGCGCCGCAACCGCAGCAAGGCCGAGTCTTAACCCAGCGCGTATATTTGCTGTCCTCTACGCGAGTGAGCTTCGGCCGCAGCATGAAGGCCTTTTGTGGTGCAGGGTCTACGGTGAAGCACTTGACCGCCTGCTTGGAAATAATCGCAGTGGCCGCCGGCGTGCAGTCCATTTCGGACTCTTTGCGGGTGCCGGTGATAACCTTTGGCTCCGGTAAGTCGGTAACGGTGCGCGCAACGTCATCGGGGATCAGGTCGAATACGCCGGACAGCATGGCCCACAGCATCAGTTCAGGGATTGTCAGCTGCCCTTCTGACTTCAGACGGTGTTTTGCCGTTGCCACCACCCAGCGCGCAGTGTTGCGGGCGGCGATTTTTTCCAGCTTCGGCGATACGCCCAGGCTTTTTTTGTAGCACCCAGGGCAGATGCGAACGGCAGAATTACCTACGCGCTCTGTGTCCAGAATTGTCTCCGGCAGGTCGTGCTTGCTGTACTGACATAGCGTGAACTGAGTCGCCCAAGCTTCAATCGCGTTAACGCCGCCACAGGCATTCGTCACGCGCTCATGCTTGAAAAAATCCTGCAGGCGCGGGTCGTTGGCGATCTCATGCTCAACCGCCGGCAGGATGCCTTCTGGCGCGTCTTTGAATTCTTTAGGCAGCGTGGAAACCATCACGCGGCCTGTCATGTGAAACGCCAGCTTTTCGTCCACCGGGATCAGGGCAATACCCAGATCACGCTGTACCGCGGCTTTGACTATCGCTCTCATGTCGGCTGTCCCTGTTTTTTGGCGCGAATGCGAGCCAGCAGCTCTTCACCTTTGCGCTGAAATTTGCCGTCTTTGTCCATCAGCTCTGATGGGGCTGGGATGTGCCGCTTGTAGGCGATTTGTGGCGCGGGGGTTGGCACGCGCTCGCCTTTAGCCAGTCGTTTAGCCCAGCGATTGAGGTGAAGCTGAATTGACTTGCGGATCTCACTTTCGGTGTGGTTGTACTGGAGCATCTGGTGACGAACGTCGATCACAATCCAGTACATGACCGGAGCCGACCAGGTGAAATCCTCTGGGCGGACGTGGCCCCGATTCGCGCTGTAGCGCTTGAACTCCGCCTCAACCTCATCAACCGATGGCAGGCCAGCATTCACAGCTGCGCCCGTTTTGCACCAGCCAATGAACTTCCCACAACTCGGCCAGAAATCGCTTTCCTGCTGACGGGCCATACGCATTCCTGCTTGCAGTTGTTCGACCGAGGTTATCCCGTTCTCCGCGAACGCCAGGATCCACTGACGCTTTGCTGCAGCGACTTCTGCTGGCGTGCTCAACGCTGTCTGTTTTGCCGCAGGAAAGACTTGCATGAGGTTGGTAAACAGCAGATCAACCAATTTTTCAGCATTCCCATTGACTACTCGCGCCTGTGGCTCCGCTGGCATCATCCGCGCCAAGGTTCCCCCATCGCGATTTTGAATGGCACTCATGAATTTGTTCATAGCGTGTTACCCCACGCTTCAGCAGTGTTCCAGTGTCCACCAGACGCGCCGGCAGGATTGGCGCTAAGCTTCAGCGTCAGGTCATCCCACTTCTCGCGCAGCTTTGACGGGCTCAGGATGTTCTTGCGCCAGAACGGATCCCGGTTTGCCTTCGCAAATAGCTCACAAATCTGCTTGTGCGTGCGGCCGTCCTGAGAGCACATCAGGCGAATTTCGTTTGCCCAGTCAGCCCAGTTAGGTTCCTTCGGTCTGGCGACTTCCCCATCGCTTTCGGCAGCTTGCTCATACAGCTTCACGATGCGAGAGCGGATCCACTCCGCGCACTTCAGGTCTTCAGCACTGCCCCAGATTTTTTTCTTGGCACTGAATACCGCCGCCTTTGGGTGCCGAGATAAAAACGTCTCATCGCCTGATTCGTCGGGTTGCGTAGCGACCTGACAAGAAGATTTATTGTCTTTAGGTTCTAGTGATAGGTTCTGGTGCCACGTGCTGCCACAGGGGGTGCCGGCAGATGACACAGGGGCTGTGCTTTCTGACGGCACACCTGTGCTTTCTCCTGACCCACCTATGCTTTTTGACGGCACAGGGGCTATGCTTTTTCCTGCCATAGGGGCTGTGTTTTCTGACGACACAGGGTTAACCAAGGTCAACTGGTAAATATTTGACGTGTTGCCCTTCCCATTGTTGCTACCAAGGCGGTTCTCTTTGGATAGCAAACCCATATTTATCAATGCCGTGATATGTGCCTTTACCGCGCTCTTGCTGCACTCGCAATGATCGGCAATGTGTTGGTACGACGGCCAGCATTCGCCGTCATCGTTGGCGTTGTCAGCCATTTTGATGAGCACCAGCTTGCGCAGCGGGTTACCAACCTTAATTTTCATGGCCGTTGCCATCAGGATCATGCTCATACATCCACCCGCTTAAATTTCTCTTTGAACCTCTCAAGGGGCTGCATGCACTCATGCGGATAACCCTCTCTCGTGAAAATGACCTGGCGCTCAACACGATCCCAGCGGATGACGTGAACCTGCACGCCCCGCCAGTCCGTGTAATACCGATCGAGCTCAGTGCTTTGCGAGCCGGACATTTTTCAACCCTTGACGAGATACCGACATATCGATAACAATCAGGCTGTTCATTGCAGAACTCCCAGTTAGAAAAGTGATTGCCGACCAGCTGCAACTGCTCGGCTTTCTTCTTACCCCAGGCCATAAAGCCCCCTATTCCGTCTTTGGTTCCCGGATGTGCTCCAGCATTGCCATTAACCCGCGCGCCAGCTCTGCGGTTTCTTCACCCCTGAACGTCAGCATGGTTTCCGAACGCTTGAAGCCGGTAGCGGCGAGAAGCAAGCTCGCTTTCTCCACCAGCCCCCCTTTGCTCTGCCAGCGGCTCACCTGCGATTTATCAACGCCGATCGCGCTGGCCAGGCTTGTTACCCCGATTGCTGCAATGCGGCTCATGATGTCGCTCTGGATCGCCTGAGCTTCGTTGCGTGTTGTTGCGGTTTGCATCTGTAATAATCTTCCTTGTTAAAAATCAGTTCGTTGTAATCAGATCCGACAGGTCTGGACGAATCTCTACGGCCTTAACCTTTCCGCCTGTAGCGTTTTCGATTCGCTTAACGTAAAGGGCGTCAATGCCGCCACCATGCAGCCAGCGCCAAACTGTCGGTTGGGCAACCCCACACAATGAGGCGAGCTTCTGCTGGCTACCGACGATGCTTACAGCTTTTTGAATAGCTTTGTTCATCTCTTAATCCTTAAACGTATTATTCAAGGGTGATAATAGCAATGCGTATTACCACTTGCAATAGCAATGCGAATTTGACGCTTAATACGCGTGGCTATAAATTTGCTGGCATGAAAACGACACTTGCAGAACGCCTTAACATGGCGATGGCCAAACGCAACAACATGACTCAAGCAGCTCTTGCTGAGGCATCTGGCGTTGCTCAGCCGACCATCTGGCGATTAACTAAAGGAAAGGCAAAAACTTCGGGACGGCTCGTAGATATTGCTAATGCCCTTGGTGTGAATGTTGACTGGCTGGCTAATGGCGTTGGTGAAATGGAGGGTGAATCACCTCCTATGACAACTCGCATTGAAAAATACAGCCAGATCCCTGTATGGGATGAAAGCGGGGCTACTGATGACTTTGTGATTTCGCCGAAAGGAAAAGCCGATCCATCATGGAAAGCCTTCATTCTCAAAAGAAATAGCGGATGTGCTGAGGCGCCAGCCGGTTCCATTGTTATTGCTGACTCGTCCTCTACGCCAGGATCCGGGGATTTAGTAGTAGCAAAAGTGAATAACTCAGTTTCTGCTTATCGCTTTGTTGATGGCGGGTCACATGGATACTTATCCGTTGATGATGCCAGGGTTCCATTGATTGAACTAGCGCCGGATTCATTGATCGGTGTTGTAGTTTTACTGCTACGCGACTTCAGAATGTAACCGCCCAAACCCTGCCCTGGCAGGGTTTCTTTTTCGTACACTCCCGCCGCACGCCGCACTAACATCTCAATCATATGAAACCCCGGGTGTAATAAAACACTCAAAAACACTGTTTATATGTACAGTTATTTTCAAACTTTAATCCTTTCTCAAGAATTTGCAAAGCGTTAATCCCTGCCAGAAATCACACAACAGACCTTATTCAAACTCCTTAGCGCAAATTTTTACCAACTAAATTTACTTTCAAAACAGATGATTATAGCAATTGCTATTGATTCAATCTTAATACGTATTGCTATTGATAATACTCATGGCTATTATCAACTCCATCGACAACAACAACGTCACCGGCAGGAAGCCACGCAGGTAAGACGCCCAGGGGTGAGCGATGCAATCACTCCCCGGCCCCGAGAGGGATCGACCGGAGACGTTCTTTAGGGAGAAAGACTTTTAACCCCGCTTGCTCTTATCAGCTTCGGCTATGACGGGTGCAAGGGGACATAAGCGCGGGAGCCTGACCCAGCATGAGAACAGGCAGACAACTGGAGGGCTGGAAAATGTAACGGTTACGGAGTGCTTTTACCCTGCCGCTGCCAGTTTGGGACGGCAGGCATAAAACCACTGAGGATTAGCGATGAACACTACTCACGAGATGGGCAACAACGAAACAGTAAAGACCGGCGTTTTCCTCAACGGAAACGGCACGTTTACTGCGATGACGTTATCCAAAAGCCGCGACTTTAAAACCGCAGCAGGCGCGCAACGCTGGTTTGCTCGTCAGATGGCCGACTAACAGCAACAGCAGAGGGTTACACGATGAATACGAAACATTACCTAGCTAAGTATTTCCGCGACAGATATAGCGAAAATACAGAGCAACGGCACGCAGCGTTCACTGTGTGGCTTGCATCTGATTGGAAGCCTTTCAGCCTGCGTGAAATCAATTTCATGGTTCGCTATGTGCGCATGTTCAAAAACCGCTGCGCGCTGCCAACCTGCCTGTCAGTTGCTTAACACTCACCGCGCCCTTCGGGGTGCCACCGAGGCAATCATGACATTCAACGAAAAAGTATGGCTTTGATCGCCGGTTAACGCCGGCATCTCAATTATCTGGTGGCGTATCGTTCCGGTTCCTCTTTTAACCTACACAGTATAAAGCCCCGGTTCGATGCGCCACCAGGTGCGTGAGAAATCACAAGCCTGCTCAGTACCACTTCCCTTGTCACATCCTTTGGCCCGCTCGCCGGGGCTCTTTTTTTCACATCAGCAAAGGCGCTGCCCTGCTCCAGTGTGCTGGAACCGTAGGGAAACCGAGCGCGTGCATCAACTCAGGTAGCGCCTTTGCCCATGTGAATTTCATTGAGAGGACATGTTATGCAAACCAATAACCAGCGCTGCGAACACTGTGGCCAGACCCGCGACGTAGCAAAACAAGCTGTGAGCATTCAGCGCTATGAAGACGGCAGATATAAGGCCGTGAGAATCCTCGTCTGTGCCGATACCTGCGCGCCGGTGTACGTCGTCCGCCAGAACATCAGAACACTGCAGCGCCGCCTGTACACTCAGCAGCGGAGGCCAACATGGTAAGCCTCAACGCCCGCATACAGCACAAGTACGACCTGACCGGGGGCGATTTCGCCCCTAAACGTCACCACGGCAAACACCTCTTCTACCTTCTCATTTTTACCCTGTGCCTGCTGACTGCCGGCGCGGTCTGGAGTTAAGCATGGCTAAAAACTCAACGGAGGCCTACGGCGCCAGCGGTAAAACCAACGTGTTGATGTTCGAGCCTGAAAATCTGTACCTGGTGTCGGATAAAACACACCCGCTTTACGACGAGCGCATCCATCTTCCCCTCCATGAGCCGACTGTGCTTAGCATCATGAAGTTGGGGGTATTGGAGCCAATCATTATCTGGAAAGACCCAGAGACAGGCCGCTCCTGCATCGTTGAAGGTCGCCAGCGGGTTAAAAACACCCTCGAGGCCAATAAACGCCTGCGGAAAGAAGGCAAAAAACCTCTTCTTGTGCCGGCAGTGGTCAGGCGCGGATCACCGTTTAGCGTTGCTGAGGTGATGATTAGTGCCAATGAAATCTTTCAGGCAGACACGCCGCTGGGACGCGCTAAAAAAATGGCTGATGCGCTTACGCGGGGCCACGACGAAAAAGACCTGGCCCTGATGTTTGGCGTCGGCGTGCAGACGATCCGCGCGACACTCGCCCTACTCGATGCCACTCAGGCAGTTAAAGATGCGGTTGAATCTGGCGCAGTAACAGTCACCCAAGCGAGACAGTTGGCGAACCTCACACCCGACGAACAGCGCGAAAAAGTGAAAGAGGTTGAAGCGGCAACCGCCGGCACCAAAGGCCACGAAAAGGCACGCCGGCAGCGCCAGGTGATCGGCGATGCCAAACCCCGCCTGAAGTCACGAAAAGAAATAACGAAAGCCCTGGAAGGTGCGAGCGGTGATTACGCTCAGGCGCTCCGCTGGGTGCTGGGAGACGAAGCATGACAACCATCAAGCGCTTTACCCCTGATTACAAAATGCACGCTGTTCGGTTTGAGGCTTTCGCGCGTGAAGCTGAGCACGGCGAACTTGTTCGGTTTGATGCCCACCAGCAAGTGGTGAGCGCCGTAGAGGCTGAGCGCGATGCGCAGCAGAAACGAGCCGATTCGCTGGCTGTGGAGAATGCGGCGCTGAAGTCATCGATTGACCTTATCGCCTCCGCCTACACCGAAGGTGAGCCTGCAGGGTTTGAAATCGACAGAGCGCGCCATATCGAAACCCCATCCACTAACGCAGCACTTGCAGCTATCCAGGCGCAGGGAGTGGAGAAGTTTGCTGATGACCTTCACAAAACCGCCATGGCTATGTGCTCAGTCAAGCCGGACAACACCACCCCAGGCGCTTACGCGGGAATGGCTCGCTCGTTCGCTAAGAAGCTGCGGGAGGCCAAATGAAAGAGCGCCCAGTGATTTTTAACGGTGAGATGGTTCGCGCCATTATCGACGGACGTAAGACCCAGACGCGGCGGATTGCTAAAGCTGACAACTCCAATCACTTGCTTGGCTGCCCATTCGGCCAGGTAGGCGATCGGCTGTGGGTGCGCGAGACGTTCGGAGATTGCGGAAATCGCCTCGTATATCGCGCTGATTCTAACGACGGCGCGGCATGCAAGGTTAAGCGATGGGTTCCTTCAATTCATATGCCGCGTGATGCCTGTCGCTTGGTGCTGGAAATCACCGCTGTGCGCGTGGAGCGCCTGAACGATATCAGCGAAGAGGATGCCAGGGCTGAAGGCGCGCCGACAGAGTTATGCATTATTGGCGAGAAACACTACATGGGTTTTCGCACTCTCTGGAAATCCATCTACGGCGTTGATAGCTGGAACGCTAACCCCTGGGTATGGGTTATCGAGTTTCGTCGTGTGGGAGGTAGTGATGCCAGCAAATGAACTGAAGCCATGCCCGTTTTGCGGTATGCGCGGAAATGGGAATGTGCAGCTGCGGCACCGCGGCCAAATTCTCGGGTGGCAAGTCCTCTGCTTGTCGTGCGGATCCCGTGGCCCGATTGGTGACCATGACGATGCTATAGAGCGTTGGAATCGCCGCACCGGTGCCAGCACTAACGTGGCGGAAAGTAGTTAATCAAAACCACTCTATGATAAATTAAAAATGTCGTGCTATCGTATACGCTTCACTGTTTTATGTGGGGTTCTTATGACATGTCGAGTATGTGAAAAACAGCCAAGAGGGCGACGTCAACCGCCTTTAGAATGTATGAGATACATCCATGAAGAACAGGGAGAATACATAAGCCTACATGGTCGTGGCACCAAGGAAAGCTACTATATTTGTACTGAGTGCGGGCACAAATGGTTACATGAAACAGGCAACTATGGTATGGGGTGGCAACCTTAGGACTGGCTATCACAATGTTATCAAGCCGTTTCCTAGCCCCGCATTTCATCCAACGCAGGAAAGAAAGTGATGGCGAAAGTTATTTTTAACGATACCGGCATTGAAGAAGAACATGAGATCGACTTTGAGGTTCGTGCGGGACAGACAATAACGCTTATTCGTGATGGTGTGAAGGAAAAATATATTGTCGATATTGTCTCTGGGCCTATTTATGAAAACACATGTCACCCCACTCTTATTAGAGTCAGACAAATTTAAAGTTCACTCATTATTATATGACCGCCTACGGGCGGTTTTTTATTACCTGGAGAATAGTTAATGAACCATCTAATGCTTGGCTTTGAAACGCTGGGTAAGAAGCCCAGCGCCCCTATCTTGACTATCGGCGCGGTGCTTTTTAACCCACACAGCGGCGAGCTTGGCGAGCAGTTCTACACCGCCCCGCCAACGCCAGCAGTGGTGGATAAGCCGAGCCTGCCACCACATGTTTATCGCGATCTGCTGGATATGCTGCAAGAGACGGCAATTGCCTATGGCGGTACTCAGCAACAACGAGCGCAACTCAGCTATGCATTAAGCATTCACGTTCAACCTGACCATCCGCACACCCGCGCCTCAATGCTGGCTCAACCTGTAAGTAGCGGTTACAAGTTGCCGCCGCATGTTTACCGCGAACTGGTAAATAGCCTCCGTGATACCGCCTTGAAGTTCAGCGGTACAGAGCAACTTCGGGAGCGTCTGAATACGGCATTAAGTCAATTCATTGAGCCTGATCATCCTCATATGCGCACGGCAGCGACGAAGGGGAATGATTAGTTTTTGTCCTTAAATCTTTTTTCGGTATCAAAAGTTCCCTTTTTAATTCCTGTTTCTCTACCCCAGACAAAACCAATTACACCGGCAGCAACAATAAGGAATTGCAAAAAATAAAGCTCAAAGTCAGAAATTTCAGTCATAAATCCCCTGCTATATGCGTGAAAAGTTATGGATAAGAATCTATGCAAATTATACCCGACGATAACGAAATCATCTCGCGGCTCAGCATTGCCGGTTCCACGCCGGATTCTGTCGCAAGCCTACTCCGCTGTGCCGGCTACAACGGCATGACCGGTAAAACAATCCGCCAACGCTTGATTAAGCTGGAAAAAGAAAACGCCGCTGAGAAAGTCCGCCGCCCTGGCATCCGATCCGCGTGCTGGGCGCCAATCACCAAATAACCCATCGGTAAAAATGAAACCACGAATTCCGCAACGAATCAGCGCCAAAGCTGAGGGGGTTCTATCCGCCTACAAGGAGGGCAAAAAGAAACCCAACCGGACATACCAACATAAGCATTTAACGCTGCCAGTGGCACGCTGCTGGCGATTGCTGTCAAAAGACAACGGCAACTCATGGGAAGTCATGAGCCATGAGCGCTACAACAACCAAATCAGGATTTAAACATGACCAGCTATCGTGCATACCTAAATATCGCCAGAATTGCGGCTGAATGTGAAAAGCGTGGATGGTATGAAAAGGCCGCTGAAGCGTGGGAGAAGTCCCTCAAGCTCGCGCGAGCAGTCGATGTTCCGTGGATTAAAACCCGCATGGAGTTCTGCACCAACGCGGCCGCGCGCTGCTGGGGTAACGCTCAATGACCTATCAACTCATCTATGCAGATCCGCCATGGAGTTACGGCAACACAATCAGCAATGGTGCCGCCGGCAATCACTACAGCACGATGAGTATGGCAGATCTGAAGCGTCTGCCAGTATGGGCTATTGCTTCGCCAGATAGCGTGCTCGCAATGTGGTACACCGGCAACCACAGTCAGGAGGCAATCGAGCTGGCAGAGGCTTGGGGATTCAGCGTCAGAACGATGAAAGCGTTCACCTGGGTGAAGCTGAACCAGCAGGCCGAACTGCGCTTCAACAAGGCGCTGCTGCAGCAAACCATCTTCGACTTCACCGATCTGCTCGACATGCTCAACGCCGAAACCCGAATGAATGGCGGCAACTACACCCGCGCCAACTCCGAAGACGTGCTGATCGCCGTTCGCGGCCAAGGCATCGAGCGCGCCAGCGCCTCAGTAAAACAGGTTGTGTTCAGCTGTCTGGGCGAGCACAGCGCGAAACCTTGGGAAGTCCGCCGGCGCCTTGAGCTGCTCTACGGCGACGTGTCACGAATCGAACTATTCAGCCGTGGCGATGCGCCTGGCTGGGATCATTGGGGGAATCAATGCCCAGTAAACAGCCTGCACCTTCAGCCGGCAGTGTTCAGCAAAACGCTCTCCGGTCAGTAGCAAAACGCTGTAACGACGAACTCCACGCCGCGATTAAGCAACACCCGAAAATCCCTTTCGATACCCTATCCCGCCCTATCATCATGAAGCATTTCGCACAGGTCGAACTGCTCGGCATTTCTTTGCCACGATTCAACTACACGATCGGCATGCTGAATGGGCGTTTTACAGAGAGATAAGCCATGACTAAAAGCAACCTGCCAATTCAGCCCGTATTGATCACCCGCGAAGGTATACAACAGCAGTTGGGCGGTATTTCAAGAACCACCTTTTGGCGCAGGAAAAAGCAGTGGGAAAAGGCTGGTACTCCGTTCCCTAAACCAGCCCCAGGCACCAATCCCATTCATGGCGGCGAGCAGTATAGATATTGCGACGTGATACGATTTTTCCGCGCTCAAGGCCTCATTGATGAAACGCAAGACGCCACATGAGCGGCCCAAATATCCAGCGCATTTTGCTGCTCTTTGAGATATGAATGCTGGTCATATACCGCCAGAACTCCACCGAGTTTATGCCCCAGCACCTTTTCGGATACGTGGGGCTCAATCCCTAATTCGCTCATTTTAGTTTTTGCAGTGCGGCGTAGATCATGCATTGCCCAGTCATGAACTCCCATCTCATTCCTAAGCTGTTCCGCCATGTTCAATAGAACACCTGCTGACATAGGGCGATCGCCCTGCACAATCGCCGGCGGGAACAATTGCGATATGTTCGGGTATAGCGACATAGCCTCCTCAATTAGCTTTGCGGCGTCCCCTGATAGTCCTCTCACAAACGGCTGGCGCGTTTTTGAATTTTCCGCAGGAACGCGCCACGTTCTATTTTTCACATCAAACTCACCCTTCTTTGCCTTCCTTAGCTCAACTCCCCGACACCCTGTAAGCAGCAACAATTTAATGAAGATCTTGTTCTGGTGAACAATCCGAGAACCTTCAAGAGCCAACCAAAAAGCTCCTATCTCATCATCGCTGAAATACCGTTTAACCACGCCGACAGGTTTTCCAACATCGCTAATTCGCAATGCGGCGATCGGATTAACACGAATCTTCTCCGTTCTCAGGCAATACGAAAACACCTGCTTTAGCTTTGAAAGCATGATACCAGCAAAGGTTTCCGCCCCATTCGTTCTCATCCTTTTGAAAACTGGCTGCCAGTGAGATATCTGCATTTCATCCACAATCATATCGCCGACATATGGGATTACATGCCGCTCAAATGCCCTCTCCCAATACTGCAATTTCACAAGGCGCTGAGCCTGAGCGCTGGCAGTCCAATGTGAGAGACAGTCTTTCACAGAGGCTGCGCCAGCGATCTCCTCCAGCGTCATGGATTTCACTGTGATGGGGTCTTTCCCTTCAGCCAAGACGCGCTTGGCCTCTTGAACCATATCGCGCGCTTCTTTTAGCGAAATTTCGTCGTAACTTCCAAGCGTCATGCGGCGTGCCTTACCTGCGTACCGGTATCGGTACTGGAAGACAATCAGCCCAAGTGGGGTTATACGGATAGACAGGCCGCCGCCGTCAGGCATCTCGATCAGTTTTGGGATGGGTTTTCCATTAAGCTTGCGGAGTTTGGCATCGGTGAGCACTGTGTACATCTCCAATTATGTACACAGGTATGTACACAATTTTAGTGGCTTGGATTGAAATCACATGAAACGGATTGAATCACTAGCCAGAGGCTTTTTCAAGCACCACAGTGAGTTGATGGGGAAGTTTGAAACAGAATGGAATCACGTGAACTGCCGAGCATTGCTTACACGACAGATCACATGCAGTACGAAAATTGGATTTTGGGTTTGGTCAGCCAGGTTTCAGATCTCGCCCACAATTGCCAGATTGAAACCTCACTGGGTATACAGAATGGAACGCATACCTTCTCAGCCACATTCGGCTAAGCGAATAGTATCACTAAAATTGTTCCGGATAAATAAAGCGCCGCCCTCACGCTTTCGCGTCAGCCGGCGCAAAAACGGTTTTCATGTAGCTGAGGGTGGCCAGCAGGCACAGGCCGTAGCCCAGCAGTTCGCAGCCCTCTTCCACCATGTTTTTCACCACCCGGTTGTAGCCGTCCAGCATCAGCGTTTGCCACAGCGCGCTCATGCCGAACAGGCGTGAAAACACCAGAATGCACAGCAGGCCGGCGCACATCATGCCGTAGGCGGGATGCGTCACGAAATAGGCCAGGCCGCGCACCGTCGCCGCGATGTGCCGCGCTGCATGCACCAGGCAGGCCAAGGCGACCGCCAGCGCGAACCACACCCAGGCGCCGTGCCACAGCGCATCGAAGGCGAAATCCATCTCGCGGATCAGCATGCAGAGAAAGAAACCGCCGACCAGCATCCAGGCGGAGCGGCGTTCAGCCTGCCGCCGGGCCGCGGCGAAGAAACCGCCGGAGATGGCGAGCAGCAACAGCTCCTGCGCCGCTTCGGTCAGCGAGGTTTCATGCACGAAATTATGCAGCCAGTGTACGTCGATAAATACCAGGCCGACCAAGGCCGCCAAAAAGGCGCAGTAGAGCAGAAAGGTAACGGCTTTCCCCAGCAAAATATGCAGTTCTTGTTTCATAATCACACTCATTATTATTTACAGCGCATCTATGTTATCCACCTGTCCCCAGGGATCGTGGCAATTGATGCCTAATACCCTACACAGCGATTAAGGTGGTCATTAATCACGCCGCAAACAATAAAAACCCCGGCACATGGCCGGGGTAGGCGCCAGTCTTTCCTGGCTGTCATTTCATCGTCGTCGGTATTTCAGGCTCTCATCCCTATATCATCGAGACGCGCAAACGAGCCTGGAGATTACGCCTGCGGAGATGATACGGTTACACGTCGGGCATTGGTGTTAACGCCCCACAAGCCTGCCAATGCACTGACCACTGCGCCAATCAACAACGCAAAGAATGACCACAGGGCAGCCCGAGACAATTCGTCCGCAGCCGCGGCAGCCTGTTCGCGCGCCTTCTGTTTCAGCTCAGCATACTCCTGTTTTGCCAGATTGATTTTTGCTTCGGCTTCATCCAAGCGCTGATTAACCAGCTGCGCAGTTTTATTTTTGGCGTCGACCAAATTCTTCACCGTCTGGTCCACTTCCTGCGGCGTCATATTGGTATTTTCAACCAGAGCTTTTTTCAGTGTGTCTTGATCCACATCTTGCGAGATGGCCTCACCATGTTTTTTAAGCTTGTCGACCAGTTGCTTAATAATCGCATCGCTATTGTCAGGCTGAAGTGCCAGGGCTTTTACTGCGTCTGCCAAATCAGTCTTGGCCGCATTCAACTGTTGCTGCATGAATTCAGGCTGCAATGACGGAATACCACT